GCGCAACCTGATCCGAATCGGAACCATCACGGATATCAATCTGGCTGAGGGGCTTTGCCGTGTTCAGACCGGAAATAACGTCACCGGCTGGCTTCACTGGCTTACCGCCCGCGCCGGTAAAACGCGCTCGTGGAACGCGCCGTCGGAAGGTGAGCAGGTGCTGCTGCTTTGCCTGGGCGGCGAGCTGGATACGGGTTTTGTGCTGCCGGGCATATTTTCTGACGCTAACCCTGCGCCATCAGCCTCGGCTGACGGCGTTCACTGGTCATTTCCTGATGGTGCCGTGATCGAGTATGAGCCGGAAAGCGGCGCGCTGAAGGCGACCGGCATCAGGGCGGCGACCATTCAGGCGGCAACGAAAATCATGCTGGATTCGCCGCTGGTTGAATGCACTACGCACCTGAAGGCCGCCACGCTGGAGATTACTGAGGGCGGCGTTATGCAGGGTGATATCCGGCACCTCGGCGGCAGCCTCAGCTCAAACGGCGTCGTGGTTGACGATCATGGTCACGGCGGCGTCAGGCGCGGTGACGAAAATACGGTGGGTACGCAATGAGTAATGAAAAATACCTCGGCATGAACCGCAACACCGGTAAGCAGGCTGACGACATTGAGCACATCCGGCAGTCGGTCGCCGACATTTTAATGACGCCGGTTGGTACGCGGCTGATGCGCCGCACCTATGGTTCATTGCTTTCCGCGCTGATTGACCAGCCGCAAAACCCTGCGCTGAAAATGCAAATTATGTCGGCATGCTATATGGCGATCCTGCAATGGGAACCGCGCGTTCAGCTGACCGCCATCACTTATGAGCCTGCCGCTGATGGCAGCATGGTTGTTGAAATCACCGGCAACCGTGCTGACTCAGGTGTGGGGTTTTCCCTGACTATCCCTGTGAGCTGACCCTATGGCAACGATTGACCTGAGCCAGTTACCCGCCCCGAAAGTGGTTGAGGAGCTGGACTATGAAACCCTGCTGGAAGAACGCAAGGCCATGCTGATTTCACTTTACCCCGAAGACCAGCAGGAGGCCGTCGCGCGGACGCTGACGCTGGAGTCTGAGCCGCTCGTTAAGCTGCTGCAGGAAAACGCCTATCGGGAATTTATCCTGCGCCAGCGCGTCAATGAGGCCGCGCAGGCGGTCATGGTCGCGTACGCAATGGGCGGCGATTTGGATCAGCTGGCGGCAAACAATGGCGTTCAGCGGCTGGTGATCACCCCGGCTGATGATGAGGCCGTGCCGCCGGTTGCGGCGGTGATGGAAAGCAATGCCGACCTGCGCCAGCGCATCCCTGCCGCCTTTGAAGGCATGAGCGTCGCGGGGCCGTCGGGTGCCTATGAGTATCACGCCATCAGCGCCGACGGTAAGGTCGCTGACGCCTCCGTTATCAGCCCGGCACCGGCAGAGGTCACCGTGAGCGTGCTGTCGCGTGAGGGAGACGGCACCGCATCACCGGCGCTGCTGGAGGCGGTCAGTAAGGCGCTTAACGATGAAAGCGTCAGGCCGGTCGCTGACCGGGTGACCGTGCAGACGGCAAAAATTGTTAATTATCAAATCAGCGCGGTGCTGTACGTCTACCCTGGTCCGGCAGTTGAACCCATCCGTGCCGATGCAGAATTGCGCCTGAAAAGATATATCAATGAGCAGCGCCGACTCGGGCGTGATATCCGGCGTTCGGCCATCTATGCAGCGCTGCATGCTCAGGGCGTGCAGCGCGTCGAACTGGGCGAACCGCTGGCCGATATGGTGCTGGATAAAACTCAAGCAGCTAACTGCACCCGCTATGGGATCCGTATCGGCGGCTCCGATGAGTAACCTGCTACCGCCGGGAGCGTCACAGCTTGAGCGCCGCGCAGCAGAGGCTTGCGCCGGTATCAGCGATTTACAGGTGCCCTTGCGCGACCTGTGGAACCCCGACAGATGCCCGGTCAGGTTCCTGCCCTATCTTGCCTGGGCGTTTTCCGTTGATCAGTGGGATGAGAAATGGTCAGAGGGCGAGAAACGTAAAACAGTTAAGGATGCGTTTTACATTCACAGCCGCAAGGGAACGGTTGCCGCCATTCGCCGCGTGATTGAAAACATGGGTTACACCATGACCATTCGCGAATGGTGGCAGTTTTCCGGGAGGCCTGGCACGTTCCGGCTGGGCGTTGATTTACAGAGTCGGGGCATCACTGAGGGAAATTATCAGGAGCTGGAGAGGCTGATTGGCGACACGAAACCCGCCAGTCGCCATCTGTCCGGCTTGTCGATAAATGTGCAGTCGGCAGGTGCGGTGTATGGCGGGGTGGGCTGCTATATCGGGGATGCGCTGACGGTGTATGCGGACTTCCCTGAAAGTGTTGGAGTCGGCGGTAGCGAGTTTGCCGGGGCTGCGATTCACACAATTGAAACTATAAGGATTAGTGATGGCGACTAAATATTTTGCCCTGCTGACCAGTCGCGGCAGGGAGAAGCTGGCAACAGCAGCAGTTGATGGCACGCGGCTAAATATTACATCAATGGCCGTCGGCGATGGCCATGGTACTTTGCCCGTTCCGAGTTCAGAGCAAATGGCGCTGGTTAACGAGAAGCGCCGCGATGCAATCAACCTGCTTACCGTTGATCCGGTGAATACTAACCAGATTATCGCTGAGCAAGTTATCCCTGAAAGTGAGGGCGGCTTCTGGATTCGTGAAATTGGGCTGTACGATACTGATGGTGATCTCATTGCGGTGGCAAATTGCGCTGAAAGCTACAAGCCACAATTACAGGAAGGTAGCGGGCGCACAATGACAATCAGGATGGTGCTGATTGTTTCCAGCAGTGAATTTGTCGCATTGAAAATTGACCCTTCCGTGGTGCTGGCTACTCGGCAGTTTGTTGAAGACAGCGTAATTGAGGTAAAGCACTTTACTCATGATCTGGTAAGTGAGTTGAGCTACGTGTTTCCATCTGCTTTCGGTGTTAAAGCGGATGGCTCTGATTGTGGGAAGGCGTTTGAGGCGCTCATCCGTCACCTGATGGCAACAGGAAAAACGGCCATGCTTCCTGCCGGGGAGATAAATATGGGGAAGAACCGCCCAGTATTTAATTACGAACCGGGAATGAAACCATGGAAAATTATCAGTAACGGCACCACTATCACTTTCGATGATGTACCTGCGCCAGCCATTGATACCGCCGCCAAAAACTGGGGCGGTGAAGCACCGTTGTTCACCTTTTCGGGGAAGTCATCCACTGAGTATCTACCACAAATGGTTTGGGAAAATGTGAATTTTGACTACAGCCGACAGAGCAATAAAGGTGGCACGCTTCCAGAAAATATTGGTATCTGCCACCCCACACCATATTCAACGGGTTGCCGGGTTTTCAAAATCGATTTGTGTCTTAATCTGACTTTCCGGCAATGCACATTCAGTAACGTGTACGGAGATGCGTTCTGGTTTCTGCGATGTACTAACCCGGTAGTGGAAAACTGTAGCCTCTTCGATGTATCAGCTAATCAGCTGGTCGCGCGTCTGAACAAGGCGATGAATCTGGATTCCAATGGTGGCGGAATATTTTTCCATAGCTGCTGGGGAGGTCGGGCAACAGGTAACCTTATTGTTAATAAGAGAGTATATGAAGTTTCTATGCTGTCACCTGATACCGGTGTAGAAATGAAGGGCACGCCCTGTGGATATATTGGGATCTGGGCTGAGTATGCTCTCGACAGAGGAAATCTTCCTCCTTTGGTCTACTGGGAAACTGCAAAGGCAAATAAGAAAGCGCAGTTTGTGGTCATCTGCGAAAATGTAGTTTCTGGCTACACAATGGGGATTAAAACAGAGGCCACGGCTTCGGCATCCATAGATTCAAACACAATCAGAAACTGTTACCTGCCGATTGTGTTTTCCGGAACATACAGCCAGGCAACAAAAAATCACATCGAACTGAAAGGGGTTGTGGCGGGAACCGTGCCGCAAGGTGGATTCAGCACACGTGGGGGTATTACGCTATTCCACTTTGCAGGTGCTGGTGACGAGTTTAACGGAACGAATGACCAGGCTCTTGTTTCAGGAAACTACGTGTACACTGAAGGGGCGGCACCTCCGGTTAGTGTTTATGGTAGTGGTGGCGCAAGAGTCATTCATAATAAGTTTGTTATTGCCGGTTCAGCAAAACTGTTTGAGATGACCTCACTTGAGAAGACAGGCTATGTATTCGATGGTAATACGTGGATTCTGCTGCCCAGTTACACCGGGGCAGGCGACACCCTGCTCAGGGGCGCTAAGGGTTTTTCATTTAAAACAAACCTCATTGCTAATAAAAGTAGTAAGTTAGTGAGGTGTTACTTTAGTGGAGCGGCGGGAGAAAGTCAGGGGATCATCAGCGAAAACGTATTTGAGGGGGGTGTGGACGTGCGTTTAAAAGGGGATAACATCACCCTTGAAAAAAACATATATAAGCCTCAGGATGTCGTAGTAAGGCTTCTGCAAGTACTTGGGAATAACTGTCAAGTGCTGAATAATACTATTTATTATCAGCTGAACAGCAATACTCCCCCTCTACTTGTCACAGGTCACAACGGAAAAATAAAAGACAATAAGTTTATAGGTGTCGGCGATGCTACCTCAGGTGGCGCAAGGGCAGTTATTGAACAGTATGGATATAGTAATAATTTAGAGTTAAGTGGGAATGCTCATCTTAATAACCTGAATAATATGTCACTAATGGCGGCGACAAGTGGTCTCGCAGGATTAAGGGCTGATAATAACGTCACGAATAGTGTGTCGGCGGTAATGATTTATCAGGCCGGATTAATGTTGCCGCCTGTTTATATGAAAGGGAACGGTTACGGCGGCGGGCTGATCGGGGGGTTTTCATCATCTGACCCAAATAGTTTTAATCGCCTGGGTAACATGCGCGAGACGCCATATATCGGAATGGAAGTGCCGTTTATCCTTCCGGAAGCTGGCGGTTACAAGGGTTGTTTTTATAGCGCTTCGGGGTGGAAGCGATACGGCATGGCGGAAAATTAAGGAGTGGAAATGATCGATTGGGATGGAACGTCGGTATTGACTACGGAAACTATCGTAGGAGCTTATGGGGCACGGGCTAAATTTGTTGGCCCAGCTAAAGATAAGGGGGTGATTGTTGTACAATTTCTGGAGACGAGCGTTCCGATGTTTGTGGAGGCTTCAAAGTTAGTCAGGCCGCCAAAAGAAAGTGATACTGAAATCGAAAAATTAGCGGTTAAAATTATGGCTACTGATACAACAATTTCATCGGAAGCTGCGACAGCGCTGGCAAAATTGTTATACGAACCCTCACAAGCTGAAAAATAATTGATGCGCCACCTTAGCGGGTGGCGAATCATTATCATCAGGCGGTGGCTTTATTTTTTGCGCTACCATAAATAAAGTTTTTCAATACACCGATAGCTGGAGCTTCAAAGAATCTGGTTACAGCAGCTGACATAATTACCATGATAAAAATAATAATGAATACTAAAGATGCGCCAAGCTCCGGATACGCACGAATCACCCATTTACCAATCGTTTCATGTATCAGATATAGTACGTAACTTGATCCAGCCATGAGAGAAATAATATTAGCACTGATAGCCAACTTTATATTTTGTCGTGAGACAGCGAAAAATATCCAAACATAGAAAGCGATAACCAGTGTCGCAACTATAAATGACGAGAAGCTAAAATACGGAAATAGCCCCTCAAGTTTCCTTGAATGCATGATGGCATAAATAACAGAAAAAGGAGCTGTTAAAGCGGATATCAGCAGCGGATAGATTTTTTTAGTTTTCATATAAAGATAGATTCCCGCCCCGCCTACGAAAAGAGAGGCATATTTCAAGGCGAGAACTTTTTGCAGCAGCCCTATCGGGTAAGCAAGATTGGCGACTGAAAGCAGGAACCATATAACAAGAATATTAAAAATCTTATTCACATCACTGGTTATAAAAAGCGTTGTCGCTATCATTGTATAGAATAGGATTTCAATGGCTAATGACCAGTAGGCGGCATTTGCTGGGTGAAAACCCAATATATCGGGAATCATTGTAAGATTTCCGACAAAATCCGAAATATGGTAACCATTTAAAGAATCGTTTAAATATATAAATACAAAGGTAATCAATACGCTAAAAATATAAGCGGGATATAATCTAATAAACCTTGACTTCACAAATCTGAAAGGGTTTTTATTATTATCAACGGACATAAATATAACGTACCCACTAATAATAAAAAAAAGCTGAACGGCAAGGTAACCATAATTAGAAATGGACTTAAGTAGCGGATAGCCCTCTCTGATATGATCTATCATATATATGTAGTGAAACATAACGACAAAAATAGCCGCAAACCATCTTGTAACATCCAGTAATGGCAATCTGTTCATTTTATTATCCATTTATACGCGCGTGTAACAGAAGATTGTACGCTTTACTAATTCCTTACAAAACATAAAACTTTTTAAGGAAAATCCTATTTTCATTTAGCATTAGGTATCGGTTTATTTTATTGCACCGCAAAATTTGTCCTGCCATCTGTCAGCAAACCCCGACTGAATGCAAGTGCCAGCCTGAACTGACAAGCTGACGGCACCCATAACACGGAGTGCATCAGATGTCTGAATCCCATCACGGTGTCCGCGTCATCGAAATTAACGACGGCACGCGCACCATTTCCACCATTTCCACCGCCATTGTCGGCATGGTCTGCACCGCCGATGATGCTGACCCTGTCGCCTTCCCTCTTGATACGCCAGTGCTGCTGACGAATGTGCAGGCGGCCATTGGCAAAGCCGGTAAAAAAGGCACGCTGGCGGCGGCGCTTCAGGCTATTGCCGACCAGTCAAAGCCCGTCACCGTCGTGGTGCGCGTTGCTGAAGGTAAAAGCGAAGCGGAAACCACCTCCAATATCATCGGTAAAACTGACGAGAACGGGCGTTACACCGGCATGAAAGCGCTGCTGGTTGCGCAGACCGAACTCGGCGTGAAGCCGCGCATCCTCGGCGCGCCGGGGATTGACTCGCTGGAAGTAGCCAGCGCGCTGGCCGCCATCTGTCAGAAGCTGCGCGCCTTTGCGTATGTGTCTGCGTACGGCTGCAAAACCATTACCGAGGTGAAGAACTACCGCGAGAACTTCAGTCAGCGTGAGCTGATGGTGATCTGGCCTGATTTCGTTGCCTGGAATACCACTGCGAACGCTGCCGATATCGCTTATGCCACGGCGCGCGCGCTCGGCCTTCGCGCCAAAATCGACAACGACACTGGCTGGCATAAAACCCTGTCAAACGTCGGCGTTAACGGCGTCACCGGTATCACGGCATCGGTATTCTGGGATTTACAGCAGGCTGGCACCGATGCGGACTTACTGAACCAGGCGGGCATTACCACGCTGATCCGTAAGGATGGTTTCCGCTTCTGGGGTAACCGCACGTGTAGCGACGATCCGCTGTTCGCCTTTGAGAACTACACCCGCACCGCGCAGGTACTGGCTGACACCATGGCCGAAGCGCACATGTGGGCGGTGGATAAGCCGCTGACGCCGGTACTGGTGCGCGACATTATCGCCGGTATCAATGC